AAACGCTCATGGCATATTGCTCGATCAGCTGGTTGTTTACTAACATTTCGCAGCTACGATCTTTTAACCATTTATAGGTTTCTATATAAATATCTTCTGCACAGAGGTCTTTACCGTTTTTCTGAGCCGCCTTTAGATAATCTTTTACTGGAGGAACATCCGTGCCTTCCATTTCTGCTGGCTCCGGCAGTACCTGAGCCCCGTTTAATCTGCCATCAGCAATTTTATCTGTTAGAGCCTTTGATCTTCTTCCTGCACCAACACGCTGACCACCTCTTGCTGTACCGTCCTTAGCCATTTTTCCACCTCACTTTTCTAAAAGTCTTTAATACCCCCTTTGATTTCTGATTTTTACACGCAAGACCCCACGCCGCTGTCCGCTTTAAAAAGTTTTGAAGATTTTACCGCCCCCACCGGTCACCGCTCTCGGCAGTAATCCTTGAGTGACAGGATTTACAAAGAGCCATGAGATTGCTCCTCTCATTACCTCCGCCTTTAGAGAGGGGGAGAATATGGTGTACCTCTTCAGCTGAAGTGAGCCTTCCTTCTTTTTCACACTCCTCACAAAGAGGATGCGACTTGATATATCTGTCTCGGATTCGTTTCCAAGCACGACCATATCTTTTGTTAGAGGCAGGGTCACGTTGGTATTGATTGTAATGTTTGTCCATTGCCTTTTGATGCTCGGCACAGTATTGCTCACGTTCAGCAAGCCGACCGCAACCGGGATAAGCACAAGGACGCTTTGGTTTGTAGGGCATCATTTCACCTCGCTTTTGGGCATAGAAAAAGCCCTGCAGGACGAACCCACAAGGCTTAAAATCTATTCTATTTCGCTGATTATATAATAACACAAATGCAACTGTGGTATCTTGTTGCAAAGTGATGCAAAACGTGCAAACTATATTTTAATAGGATCTTCTGGAAGAGTCACATGGTTAAGAGCTGCATTGTGCCATCTGTAAACAGTAGTTCTGTCAGCATTAAGTTCATCACCGATTTGTTCCCAAGTAAAGTTATGCACATAACGGTAGCGTAGAACCATGCGTTCATCCGTGTCTGCAACCTCGTTTATAACACACCTTATCTGCTCTTTGAGTGCTACAAGGTTATCCACTTCGGCATTTATTTTACTTTCTAAATCCATAATCCGCTCTAAGCATCTTACAAACTTGGCATCTGTATTTCGTGAAGTTTGCACCTTTTCATCCCAACTTGGTGATGATACACTTGTAGCCATTTCTCTGAGGCACTCCATTTCCTCGATGTCAGATTGTATTCTTTTATCAAGCCTATAAGCTTGGTGTAAATATTCCTTTACTTTCATGCTCCTCTTACCTCCGATCTTAATTTTTCAATTAGGAAATTCCCATCAACAGAGGTAAGTTCTCTATACCAATCAGTGTGGAAGAACCTCTCCACCTCGGCTATCATGTCCTTCGCAGGATCATAGTGGGGACGTTTTTTCATTTTCTTCAGTGCATCCCTATAATCCTTGACAGCTTGCAGGATAATGGCATTTGCAAGTTGCTCATAAGGGCCGGTCATCGCACCACCTCCAATTTTGCTTTTACAGCATCAATTAAAGAGGCTTGTGTTTTTTCTTTTCTTGTAAGTGCATTCATAACATCTTCATCTATGGTGTCTTTGGCAATAATGTGGTGTATCACAACCGTTTCATTTTGACCTTGCCTGTAAAGACGAGCATTGGTTTGCTGATACAATTCCAAAGACCAGGTAAGTCCAAACCATATGAGGGTCGAACCACCACTTTGAAGATTAAGACCGTGTCCTGCACTCGCTGGATGAATAGCGGCTATTGGGATATCGCCGTTATTCCAATCCTCAATATCTTTCGATGTCTTTATCTGCCTAGCAGGAAACCTCTTCTGAATACGCTCCAAATCATGCTTATACCAGTAGGCCACAAGCACCGGTTTACCGTTTGCTCCTTCAATCAAGTCCTCCAGAGCATCAAGTTTTCTGTCATGTATTAGATGAGCCTTATTTTTATCATCATAGACAGCACCATTTGCCATCTGCAGGAGTTTGCCGGAAAGAACTGCCGCATTTACTGCATCAATTTCCTTATCACCTAAATTTGCCACCATCTCATCTCGGAATTCAGAATAAATGCTCCATTCCTTTTCGCTAAGATACACAGGCACTTCATTTAGAACGCATTCAGGCATCTTGAGATAATCTGCAGACTTCATAGAAATCGTAATATCCGATATTTGGCTGTATATCCTATCTTCAGCACCTGGCAGTGGCTTATATGAAAAGATAATCTCAGCATTACGCTTATCCGGTACAAAGTAGGCACTACGGTAGTGGGTTATGTACCTTCCAAGCCTTTGACCTAAATCAAGGACACGAAACTCTGCCCATAAATCCATAAGCCCGTTACTTGAAGGTGTACCCGTCAGACCTACAATCCTTTTTACAGATGGTCTTACTTTTAGAAGGCTTTTGAACCGCTTTGCACTATATGATTTAAAAGAGGATAACTCATCAATGACAAGCATATCGAAGTCAAAAGGGATACCACTCTTGTTTACAAGCCAGTCTACATTTTCACGGTTAATGATATAAATGGTGGCTCTTTTCATAAGAGCATTTATTCTATCTCTTTCCGTTCCTACAGCCACAGAGTACGATAAACCTCTAAGGTGATCCCACTTCCTTATTTCCGCAGGCCATGTTTGAGATGCGACTCTTAATGGAGCTATAATCAAGACTTTTCTTATTTCAAATTTATCAAGACATAAATCAAACAATGCAGTAAGCGTGATTGCTGTCTTTCCTAACCTAAGCCCATATCAAGGAATATCGCAGATATTGGCTTGCTTTCAATAAAATCAATTGCATACTGCTGATAATCATGTGGTATGAACTTCATTCGGCATCACCTCCCATCTCTCGTAGCACTTCATCTATCTGCTCTACACCATCAATGCAGTAAACTAAAAATCCTAACGCTTCCAGTTGCCTTTTTCGTCTTACTTGCAGAGGACGCATCATTTTACCCGGTGCTTTTAATTCAACAAATGCGATTCTGCCCATAGGAAGTAGTACAAGGCGGTCTGGCATACCATTAAATCCTGGACTTACAAACTTTGGGGCAATGCCTCCCATGTTTTTAACTGCTGCTATCAGTTTTTGCTCTATATATTTTTCTTGCATAATGTCCTCCATTTCTTAATAGGGAACAACAGGCACAACTTTGAACGATTTTTCCTATACGCGCGCACATACAACATTCCTACTATTATTTTTTTATTTATTACTAAGTAGTAAAAGTCTTGTTCCTGTTATTCCCGTAAAGCCGAAGTATCGATATTTCCTACGGTTTCAAGAAAACAACTATAGGTAACAACCATAGAACAAGGAACTACCGTTACCTTTTTCTCTCGTAACAACGTTGCTTGCCGTAAATCGGAAAATTGCTTGTTCCGTTCTTGTTCCCGGTGTACTTGTTCCAATTACCGATCTTCTTCATAATGCCTGCAATGGCATAAGAGTCAGCAGGTCTCATAGCAGCCGCATCTTTACCGAAGCACTCGCACCAGATTTCCATATTACAAACAAGGGTACGTTCTACAGTACCAACATGAGATTCTCCGCCAAACTCACTACCGTTCAGGAAATTTCTACGTTCGTATGCTGACATGGTGTCCCAATCCTCCGGTAAAAGCGTATCAAGATAAGTACGAACCAACCCTTCACGCTCATCGCTTTCCATTGCATCATCCTGTTCACTGGTAGCTAAATGTACATCATCGCCTTCAAGGTAGAGTTTTTCTCCCTTCTCATAAAGCACCAGTGTTTCTGCCCATATCTGCTCAACATCATAAACAGACATCTGCCAGGCTTTTTTCTTACCGTTACCGCTGATACGAACTGGCCAGAACCGTCTGTTGCCTGTAATATCTCGAAGAAATCCACTCTCTGCATTGGTAGAACCTACAATTACGCACTGACGTGGATGGCTTTCCACATTAACACCATAGCTGGCACGGTACTTGTCATCACACCTTGATATAAAAGACTTCACAATCTCCACATCGGTCTTACGCATTCCGGCAAGCTCCCCAAGTTCCAGTATCCAATACCCCTGCAATTTTTCGGGGCCGGCTTTATCCTTCATATCTGTTAGAGTCAAACTATCTGAAAACCAATGTCCTGCAAGTTTTGCAAAGAAGGTTGATTTACCGATTCCCTGTGGGCCATTAAGGATAAGAACACTATCGAACTTTGTACCCGGATGATAAATGCGTGCTACCGCAGCAACCATTGTCTTTCTTGTTACTGCTCTTGTATAGGAGTTATCCGTTGCTCCGAAGTAATCAACAAGCAAGGTTTCAACTCTATCGATACCATCCCACTCCGAGAGATTATCGAGGTATTCTTTTATTGGGTGATACGCCCTTTCTGCTGCCACAGCAAGAATCGCATCTTTCGTCTTAGTTGGGGAGTAGACCCCATATTTATTGGATATATACACCTTTAGGGCTGCATTGTCCGAGTCATTCCATCCCTCTTTCATTTGGTTCCAGGGTAGACCGTTTCTTGCATCGATACCGTCACGGTGTTTGTTAAAGGCAAGGGACTGCAGTTCTGGGTCATTTCGGATTATAAGAACGATGTTGTCGAGGGTGTCCTTAATCTTACCTTGTTTATCAAGTTCAAGTGCCGTCTGCCAAGTGTCTTCAGTAAATTCAGCTGTTGCCTGATCCATACGCTCTTTGGCAAACTGAGACTTTACTTCATCGTCCTTAATGGCAAATTCACACATAGCAACATAGGATGGCAGCTTGCTCGGAGATGTACCCTCCGATGCTCTGTCATCCGAGTTGCCAAACTTATGAATACGAACAAGATCAAAAGCATTAAGTAATCTTCCACTTGCAGGATCTGTTGCATGATGGGAATATGCAAACTTATCATCATAGATAATGACACCAGCACTTGAATCAGCTGGCATATAATCGTATCTACCTGTCATCGCTGAAGGCTCATATACATCTTCCAGGAACTTATCAATCGCATATGTTACTGAATAGGTACGGCAGAAAGTGCCGACCACACCTTCCTTGGAAAGCGGGTCAGCTTGTTCTTTTAATGAACGTTCTATAACTTCTGATTGCCTTGAGGACACAGGCCATGTGCTTGTGTCATGCCAATCATCATATTTATTAAGAAATACATCTGGGTCAAGGAGTGAGCCGTCTTTTTCTTCATATACAAACACACCGTTTCTTGATGTAGAAGGCCAATACATTAACCTTTCCGGTTCATAGGTAGTGTCGTCAAATAGGTCAATGCCTACCTCCTTTGCTGCCATACGGCTGACCGCAGCATATTCTTCTTCTCCCACATCACGGGAGAGAGGAATGATCAATCTAAGCCTTGGATTTTCCGGAGTATGCTTATGGGTAGAATAAATACAGCATTGATAAGGGAAGAATGTACAGATTTCACCCCAAATACTACTTGTGCCATAGTCCATATCAAGGGTCAGCATGGAGCGTGACAGAACATTGCCTTTTTTACGTCTGCCATCTTTTAAGTGACCGCCGACAAAGCCACCGACATCTTTTATTGAATCCTGTCCGCCCTTTTTCATCTTTCGGTATTCTTCTACGGTTTCGGTGGTACGCTGTGTGGTCTTAACACGGGAGCAGAAATCCTCCCAGCTGATATCGCTGTTCTTCCACTTTTTATCCATCCGGCTATTTCCGTATGCTATCTTCATAGAGCATCTACCTCCTCAAAATCTTTATTGAAATATCTGACTGGCTGTCTTCGTTTCTTTGCCTTTTCAATTTCAATACTCATACCCCTTGTAATAACATCACCGAGCACCCAGACTTCCTGGCATTTACCCATGAGAATAATATCCATGAAAATAGCGAGGTCACGCTCTTTTTCATTGCTGTCATCCATAAACTGAGGAAACATAAGGTGGGGAGCGAGAGGGATATTTCCCTTTTCTAATGCGAAACGGCAGAACTCCCGTGTCCGCTTATTATTGTTTTCGATATCTCCGCTAAAGGGAGAGCAGATATAGACAAGAGGCTTAAAGGCAGGTTTTGACGCTGCCTTATCCTCCTTTATGATATTGGTTAATGCCTCCTGGGGAGTTGGGTCATGGTATCCTTCTGAATTAAATTTATTTATGCTCATAATGTCTGCCTCCAGCTCTAACCTTGTTACCACACTCATCACAAAATACTGCCGTGCCAAATAGATCACTCTCTCCGTCACTTAAAATTTCAGCAATATCTACTGGCACCTCGGTACCACACATAGGGCAATGACAAAATACATTCTCATCTGTTATTTCAATAGATACCTCCATGGTATCGTTCAATTTTTCTTTCACATAAAACATAATAATTGTCCTCCTTAATTTGCGTTTTCTTCCATCTTCAACTTGTACCATTCCAGATGACGCTTTCGCTGCTGATAGTCCGGAACAGCTACTAACAAACCCACATCAACTTTCTGCAAAGTTTCAAGCATCGTAATCTGCTCATCGGATAGATAAGGGCGGATGCTTTTACCTTTTTCAATACCGTTGGCTATTCTGAATTGCTTTGCAGACATCCCGGTAACAATGCGGTTAATCATGTCACATTCGTTACTGAAATGATATGGCTTGGGATTTTCGTGAAGCAGCTTAATGTTGTCTGTCAGTAAAGGGAACTCTTTACGGGCTGAAACAAGAGTCTTAATGAACTGCTCCATTTCATTAAAGCGTTTAATGTATAACTCTTTGAACTTCATTGCTTTTTGCCCTGTGTATCCCATGACTAACATAGTGAAACCATCACGAGTCATGGCATAAGCCTTTTGCTTTCTGTTCCAACCATCCGTGTATGAGGTCGGCTCAAAATTGAGCTGAGCAAATTCTTTACTTAACCCAGAATTGGGGTCAGTGATTTTTGCAATGTCACGTAGCACATTCTTATGCTCCTTCTCAAAGAACTCAGCAACAAACAAGCTATCTACTCTTGCCGTATCCTTGGTGTCGGCAAATACACCATATTTGTCTTTAGGTATTAATTCTCTCATCAGAATTACCTCCTTATAATTTTTTGGAGGCCTTGACCTCCTACCTGGTAGCCACAGGAGTTGGTCAAATCTGATGGTTTTCTAAAAATTCTTTAATTTTTTTCTCTGCACGTTTCAACTTTTGGCTGATGTTATTTTCGTCAGCATTGATAGAGCGGGCGTATTCACGGATTGGCGTGCCATCAATGCGTACTGCAATAAACATATCTGCCCAATCATGCTTTTTACCAAGTGCCTTATGTATCAATTGGCAAACATCTTCATACTCGTAGAGGCGATTACGCTCAGCCTCCTGTGAATCATCAGCGATGGTGTCCATTACATCCGTTTCATCCTCAGATTCATCATCCTTGCGATAAGGGGTCTTAGGGTTACCAAGATGCCTATGAAACCTGCGCCAGTTGTTGTATTCCTTACTGTTCATAAGGTCCAGCATTTCCTGTACAGTCTCACAACGCTTTACTTCTGCCTTCTTTTCTGGCTTTGCCTCTGCAAGACGCTGCTCGTAGTCGATATCAAGCATAATGCTGTAATCATTATCTGGAATATCAATTGTGGTGTAGAATTTGTGGCCGTTTTTGATGTTTTCTTCGTACAAAACTCGAATCTTCATTAAGCATTCCTTTCCGTCCCGGCATGGGCGGCGGAATACAAAAAGAGCCTGTGGTGAAGATGGCCACAGACTCCGCTTGTCCTCAAAATGGGCGCACGAAATCACGGTGGGTGCATCTTCATTCCAAACACAGTCTTCATCACTGTGTTCTGAACTCTTTATGCATCCCGCCGTCCTAATGCGCATCTCGGACATTGAGATTTTATTTCAGGAGGTTTGTCCTCCTGTTATGGTAATGATAATACTTTTACTTTTTTTGCCCGTTGAATAAACTTCAACAGCAAAAAGCCTTAATAATCGTTAAACTTTAGTTCTTAACTTAGAAAATCCACTGATTTCGAAGATCACTTTCCTGCAAATAGTTTTTTGAGAAAAAAATAAGGAAGGGGCTGTGTGAAAACACAGCAAGACGAAACCGCCTGAAATCGCGAGATTTTAGGCGGTTTTTCACGCATTTTAAAGGAAATATGGTATAATTGAAGTAGCAAAAACAAACCAAGGTAGGTGCTTTTCCATGTCCAAACCCGGTAAAAAAGTTCATGAAAAAGTAGTCTTTAAAAAGTATGATCAGAGCCAATTGAGTTTGCCCATAGATTTAGAATGCTTGATCCCATCTAACCATATGGTCAGAGTGGTTAATTCAGCCCTAGACCAAATGAACCTGGGGCCTCTCTTCGCTAAGTATTCCGGTGGTGGACGCGCCAGTTACCACCCCGTCATGATGACCAAGCTCATTATTTATGCCTATACCGATAAGATTTTCTCCAGCCGACGTATGGAGAAAGCAGCACGCGAGAACATCATGTATATGTGGTTATGCGGGAGCAACACTCCAGACTTTAAAACCATCAACACCTTCCGTGGAGAACGAATGAAGGATATTCTGGTGGATGTTTTTAGTGAAATCATTGAACTTTTACATAAACAAGGGTACATCAAATTGGAGAATTACTTTTTAGATGGCACGAAGATAGAAGCCAATGCTAACAAATACAGCTGGGTATGGGGAAAATCGACCAAACGTTACAAAGAAAAACTTAGAGAAAAATGCAAGGAACTTTTTGAGTTTGCCGAGTTGACGAACAAAGAAGAAAACGAAGAGTACGGCGAACGAAACTTGGAAGAACTGGGAGAAGAAAAGCCTATCGACTCTCAAGCAATCGAAGAGGCTGTGAAACAGATTGACGCCAAACTAGCAGCAACCCCAGAGCAAGAAAAACAAAAAAAGCTACGAAAAGCTAAACGGGTAATGCTCAAGGATTTCTTACCCCGAATGAAGAAATATGAAAAGCAAGAGGAACTATTAGCAAAGCGCAATAGCTATTCTAAAACTGATACCGATGCCACATTTATGCGGATGAAAGAAGACGCCATGAAAAACGGGCAATTAAAGCCTGGATATAACGTACAAATGGGAACAGAAAACCAATTTATTGTAGGTTACAGCATCCATCAATCAGCGGGAGATACCGGCTGCATGAAAGAGCATCTGGAAGAATTGAAGAAAAATCTTGGAGGAAAACTCCCCTCCAACATCATAGCCGATGCCGGTTATGGAAGCGAAGAAAACTATGAGTATTTAGAAAAAGAGGAACTCGGAAATTATGTAAAGTATAACACCTTTCATAAAGAAGCCAGTAAGAAATGGAGAACTGATCCGGTTCGAGTACAAAATTGGCAGTACAACGAAGAAAAGGATGAATACGTCTGCAGCAATGGAAGGGAGCTAATCTACCTATATACTCGTACGCAGAAAAGTAAAAATGGCTATGTGAGCACTATACGTGTTTATGAAAGTCGCGATTGCCAAGGGTGCCCTTACCGGGATCGGTGCATAAAGCAGACCGATAAGCCAGAATATAACAAGAGGATCAACATCAATCGACGTGGAAATGAACTCAAGGCAAAGACTAAAACAAACTTGAACAGTGACTATGGGCTACAAATGCGCAGTTTAAGACCAATAGAAGTCGAAAGCGTCTTTGGTGACATCAAAGGCAATTTTGGGATGCGACGATTTATGCTTAAGGGTCTGGAGAAGGTTAAATTAGAATGGGGATTACATTGTATCGCTCATAACATGAGAAAAATGGCAGCTACTCTGGGATAAGAGTAGTACTGCCATCTCTTTTTTCAATAAATCTGTTCCTCTAAGCTAGTCGGGGGCTGTGTGAAAATCAAGATTTTACACAGCCCCTTCCTTATTTAAGAATAAATGTCGCTTTTATGGCTAACGACAAATGAAATCTGATGAACTAACTTCATCAAAAAAAGTTTAAAAAAATTAGACCGGACATATAATCCGGTCTAATCAGTAAATTATAGACTTATAATGGCGGCTGATGAATAAGATAGTCTAAACTTTGCTCTTTAAGTTCATCATACACATCACCGTAATCAGTAGCCCATTTAAGATGTAACAACATATCATAAGTTTCATTATCCGTGCCTATTTTACCAGTCGAAGTCATATTTAAACTTAGATCTGCTAATTGTAGCATTCGATCACTTACTCTAAATGGAATATGAATTCCGAGACAAGCAGAAATAACATTTAGCTTAGTAAGGTTTGCACCTTTTTTCATATTACTGATGGTTCTGATGTCTAATCCCGTTACACTTTTCAAT